ATAAAATGCAGAAGATGGACAAACAAGCTTTGTCTGCAATGATGCATTATAACGGTACTTCTGAAGAAGACTTTAATGGTGAAGCAATTGCTGAATCACCAAGAGAAATTGCTTACGAAGCAAACTTCGACGAAGATCTTAACGCATTGGTTTCTGAAGAGGCAACACTTTCAGATGAGTTTAAAGGCAAAGCTGCTACAATTTTTGAAGCTGCTATTAAGTCTAAACTTTCAAAAGAAGTTGATCGTTTAGAAGAAAAGTACAATGAGGAACTGGCCGAAGAAATCTCAACAACTAAAGCTGAACTTGTAGAAAAGGTAGATTCTTATCTGAACTATGTAGTTGAGCAATGGATGGAAGACAACAAGGTTGCTGTTCAAGCAGGCCTACGTACAGAGATCGCCGAGAAGTTCATGAACAATCTAAAAGATCTGTTCACAGAATCTTATATCGACGTACCAGAGTCAAAAGTCGACCTAGTTGACGAACTTGCCAGTGAAGTTCAAGAGCTTGAAGGTAAGCTTAATGAAACAACTGGACAAATCATCGACATGACTGAAGAGTTAGAAAGCTTTAAGCGTGAGCAAGCAATTGTTGAAGCTGCGGCTGATCTAGCTGATACTCAGTATGAGAAGTTAAAAGAATTAGTTGCTGATCTTGACTGGAGCGATAATTTCGCAGAGAAGGTTAAGACTGTCAAAGAATCTTACTTCAAAAAAGAAGCGGTAGAAACAGAAGCTGATGACACACAGCTTGATGAAACTTTCGAAGTTGAATCATCTGATGTTATGGGCCAGTATCTGGATGCCATTAAAAGACAAAATAAATCCTAAAGGGAGTTAAGTAAATGCAAAATACAGTATCTTACGATAGGCTCGTTGAAAAATGGGCACCAGTACTGAATGAAGAGTCAGCTGGTACTATTTCAGACGCGCATAGAAAAGCTGTTACAGCAGCTGTTCTAGAAAACCAGGAGATCGCTCTAAGAGAAGAGGGTCTTCTTCACGAAACTACTCAAACTGGCAATTCAGCTAACTGGAATCCAGTATTAATCGCACTAGTTAGACGTGCAATGCCTAACCTTGTTGCTTATGACATTTGTGGTGTTCAGCCAATGTCAGGTCCAACAGGCTTAATCTTTGCAATGAAGTCAACTTTCCAGAAGACAAAAGCTGGTGTATCAAACGGCGATGAAGCTCTTTTCAACGAAGCTCCAGTCGGTTACTCAGGTGACTCAGCTACAACTGGTAACGGTTCACTCGGACCATCTGGTTTAGCTGGTACACTAGACGGCGACAATGACTCAACAATCATTGACTCCGAATCAACTCATGTACCTTATGCAGGTGATGCATATACAGCTGCTGAAGCTGAAGTACTTGGTGGCTCAGGTCAAGAAGAATTAGCTCCAATGGGTTTCACCATTGAAAAAGCAACTGTGACTGCTAAGTCACGTGCTTTAAGAGCAAACTATACTCTTGAACTTGCTCAAGACTTGAAAGCAATTCACGGCTTAGATGCTGAGACTGAGTTGGCAAATATCCTGTCAACTGAGATTCTTTCAGAAATCAACAGAGAAGTTGTAAGAACTGTAAATAGACAAGCTAAAATCGGTTCAAGACAAACTACAAACCAAACACTTGGTATCTTTGACTTATCAACAGATGCAGATGGTAGATGGTCTGTTGAAAAGTATAAAGGCTTGATCATGCAGATCGAAAGAGAAGCTAATACTATTGCTAAAGAGACACGTAGAGGCAAAGGTAACTTTATCTTATGTTCTTCAGACGTAGCTGCAGCTCTTAACGCTGCTGGTATGTTGGATTACACTCCAGCTCTTAGCTCTAACTTAAACGTTGATGATACAGGTAATACTTTTGCTGGTACATTGAACGGAAGAATTAGGGTATATATTGATCCTTATTCATCACGTGACTATGTCAACGTTGGTTATAAGGGTACAAACCCATATGATGCAGGTCTATTCTACTGTCCATATGTACCATTAACAATGGTTAAGGCAGTTGGCGAGGAAGATTTCCAGCCAAGAATCGGCTTCAAGACAAGATACGGTATGGTATCGAACCCATTTGTTGGTTCAACACCTGCTAACGGTCTTGCATCTGATCGTACTAACCAGTACTACAGAATCTCAGCTGTTAATAACTTGCTTACATAATAGCTCGAATACGATTCGAC